GAGAGATCCAAGCCCAGAGTCGATGATGCCAGGAACTGCAAACCCGTCTTCTGCGATCACGCCATTGATTGAAGCTGATACGCCATTATCCAGGCGTTTATACGTCAACGCCTCGGAAACATCAGCGCCGACAAGCATTGTGCAGTCCTTGGCGGCCATATTTTGGAAGGCAGTACGCATGCTCATTTTGCCGCCTTCCTTCCTGGTTTCTTCGGTGGTGAGTAGGTCTCGTGATAAATCTTTGCGCCATCCCATCGCACATGATCAATCGTCGCGCCAGCCTTTGCGATTTCTTCCATGGTCTCCTGTGTCGATTTTCGGCATGATTCAATCATTCCGACAGTCCAGTCACATGTCGCCAGTCCAACGCCAGGCTTGCAATCGTGGCCAATGAGCGTGATCTTTTTAGCGCCCATGGCCTGTGCCAAGTAAAGCGCACAAATAACAGTGAAGGTGCCGTCGTGGATCTTAATCTTGTCGAGCGCGAACCACTTGCCGCCTGGTATTGTGTGCGCGTGGACTCGCCGACAAACCCGGATCGCTTCGGTTTCGATGGTGTTCAGCGGTTTGACAAATCCATCATTGGCAATGAAGTAGTCGAAAGACGGCAGAAACAAGGCTGCCTCGTTCACGCAAATGATTTGGTCAGAGACTTCAACTTCGGACAGTTCGAGCTTGGCAAACTTTCCTGGGCAAACGATTGTGATAGATTCGTGTTGCGGGATCTGTTCGATTTCGTTTGGTTTTGCAAAAACAATATCAGGAAGTTCTGAGAGGTCTTTGGTCCCGTGTGCTTCGTAGGCAAGCGTAATTCCTGGGTATCCTGGGCAATAAACGTGTGAAAAACCTTCTTCCGCTCGGGTGGTCGATTTCCACATGTACCCCGCTCGCATTGCGATACGCTCGGCGGTTCGGTATTTCTGCCGAAGTGCTTCGCGGATTGCATGCGGGTCGTCTGAAGTTTTGACGTAGGCGATGATATTCATGATGGTTATTGACGCCCACCAGTTTCCTGATGGGAGTCATAACAACCAAAAATATCAGGTGGACTTGATCGCAACGCCAGCGGAGTTCTTGATGCTGGTCGAATCAAGATCCCAATTCGTGGACAACAATAGGGCGGTGTCGTCTGGGTTCGCGCCGCCGTTTGTGACGTCCCAGGTGTAGCCCTTGATGCCCAAGAACCAATCGCGTTCACCCTGGATTCGCAGAGTGAGATTTTCCAAGCCAGTGACATCCTGAACAACGATGTCGGACAGTTGGGTGTCGAGGCGCAGACGGATAGCGCCTTGGGTAAGACCAAGGGTAAAATACTTGTCAACGGTTTCGTCCAGGATCAGGCTGGACGAGTCGGTAACGAAGAACGGTTTGTTCAGGGTCGGTGGGGTCGCGCCGTAAATGGCAACTTGAGTCAAGATGTCATTTGCACCAGCGGTGGCGGTCAGGGCCTCGGTCATCAGGTCGCCATAGACCTTGCTGTGGCCAACAAATGCAACGATCTGGCTTTGAGCGTCGCCGAGCTTCTGCATGCCGGTGGCGAGCGCCTGACGGGTAAGGGTGCTGACGGTCGCGCCGCTGATGTCGTTCATGGTTGCAGTCTTGGCGACTGCGCCACGAGCGGCCAAGAGAGCGTCATTCAATTCCTGTTGTAACACGGCGTCGGCGATCATTTCGCCAAGGTACATGCTGAAGGTGTCTTGGGTGATCCCGGCGCGTCGAAGTGTGTCGCGGGTCATTTCAACTGGACCAATTTTGCGTGAAAGACGAACTTCGACGTTTTCGCCCTGGCTAACAGTGACGGGGGTTGCGGAAGCGGTTGCCCCGGTGCCGGTGACGACACGACGGGAAACCAGTCCAGAAGGCATCTTAAAATTGGCCTTCTTCATGTAATCGCCAGGGGCGGCGGCATCTTCAACGATGATCGCGCCGTTGCCCTTTTCAATGAGGACGGAAAGATTCTGAGCAACACGCTCAGCGTAGGAGGCTTGGACTTGGTCGTTATAGACCTTCCAATCGGAACTCAAAGTGATGGCCATGGTCGTGATCCTTTTCTAGGTTTGTTTGGTTTGTTGATGGTTCAGGCTTCAAGTGCCAGGAAGGCATCTTTGCCGTGCTCTTTGATGAACGCGGCCTTTTCGGGGCGGCCCATCTGCGAGCGTTTCTTGGGAGCGGGAGCAGCACCTTGGTCGTCGCCGCCGGGATCAGCATGCGCGGTAGCGTGACCTTTGATCTTCTCAAGTTCAGCCTTGAGTTGAACGACATGGGCTTCCATGTCCGCCTGTGCGGCGTGAGCGGCGTCAAGTTTGGCCGACATTTCGGCAAACTTAGCAGCGTGTGCGGATTCTTCGGCAGCATAAACGGCCTGAATGATACCTGCTTCGGTAGCATCAGGCTTTGCGCCTTCTTCCAGAATGAGTGCGGAATGGGCGGGATGGCGTTTGCTGAGCGCCGCCAGCGCCTCGATTGTGAAAGGCATAATTGCCTCCTGGGCGGCGTCAACCTGCGCCTTAGTTGTCGGGTGCTCCGTTGCCCGGTTGTCGGCAACGGTTGATTTAATTCCTAGTAATTCGTTCAGAGTTGCAACGCGGTCGGCAAGACCCATGGCAATCGCCTGGGCTGGTCGCCACATTTCGCCGGTTGTTGCAAGTTTCATTTGTTCATCAGTCATTCCGCGACCAGATTGAACAGCATCTTGGAAAGCACTGTCAAAGTCTGCAAGGTCGCGCTGAATCGCTTGATATTGCTCTGGATTCAACGATTCGCCCATCGCGCCAGGTGCTTTGAGCGCGGCGGTACGGAAGACGGTTACCTTGTATCCCGCTTTGTCCTGGGCCTTCGTGGAGTCAACGTGCGCAGTGATAACACCAATGGAACCGACTTCGCTAGTCACTCCACCCATGACGACTTCATTGCATTGCGATGCCAACCAGTAGCCAGCAGACGCGCACATGCCGTCAACGAATGCGGTGGTCTTCTTTGACAGTGACTTGATCACATCGCCAGTCTCAGCGGTACCAGCAACGGTGCCGCCTGGTGTGTCCATCCGCAAGATGATGGAATCGACACGAGGGTCAGCGTCCATCTTCATCAGGTCTGCCTGAAGGCTTTCCGCGCTACGCCCTGCATCCTGGCACGCGCCATTGATCTGATCAGCGTAACGCGCAATCACGCCACGAACTGGGATTATGGCGGTACGTCCAATAATCTGAGGTTCGGATTCTTTTGATTTTGGCGCTTGTCTGTCTTCTGCGTAGGCCAAGGGGTTGCGAGCGCCGTTGGAATGCGCCTCGATCAGCGCAATCAACGACTCAAAGACGGGCGGATGAATCGCCCATACCTGATTGGAAAGGAAGCGAATAGCGGGCGAGATCATTAGCCAGCCCTCCCGGTTGCGCCTTGGTTGTAATATGAATCGTCCGTCATTGTGTCGCCTGCCATTTCCGGTACTTGGTCTTCCGATGGGACTTGACCAGAATCGTTATCTTTATTTTGTGGCGTGGAGTCTGTTGAACCATCGGAAGCTGATTGGGAGTTGTTGAACTCGTCCTCTGATTGCTTGAGTTCGGTTTCGTCCTCAAAAGAGAACCCAAACATCTCGAACGAGGTGGTCTTGCTGATTCCAGCCTCTTGAAGTGCCAGCATCGTCTCAGCGTCTTTCTTGCGGTCTGTGCTGTACTTCGGCGGGCGGCTATACTTGCCAACCATGACGCTCGCGGTGTCTTCGGTGCTCAGTTTGAGATTGCCGCTGATCATCGCGTCTGAGATTGCAACGCGGTCGAGGATGGACGTAACGCTTGCAATTTGTGATTCTTGTTCGGTCTGGCAAGTGCGGTCAAACTGATCCAGGCCAGCGCGGGCAGACGACAAGGAAGCGTTGCCCATCTGGCAGAGAACAACGTCCAAAGGCATCTGCATCGTCGCGCATTGAATCGCCCAGCAGGTTCGCAGGTATTGGTCGAGGTCTGCGCCGTTGAATTTTGTATCGGTGAATTGGACAGGGTTTGTCTGGTCTGGGTTTGTGATCCAGACTTGCAAGGGGCCATCAACGCGAAGACGGCCAGCGCCGAGAGCGGAGCCAGAATCCTGCGCAGCCTTCCACTGGTCCGTGCTGGTGGCCTGGACGATCATTGCGAAGATAGATTGCAGACGCTTCCCGGCAACGTGAGACTCAAGAACGCTGCCGACTTGCCTTTGCATGACGATCAGCGGAGAAATGCGAGAGACGCCGCGCAACATTCCGGGCAGTCTGATCCCAGGCTTGTGAATGACATTTGGAGTACCGTCGTCCGAATACCACTTGACGACAGTTTCTTTCGTCCCGCTTTCGCCTGCGAGCAGGTAGCGAGGTGGAGCGATATTTATCGCCACCACTTCGCCGTCTTTAAGTTTGAAGCCGTCGCGCCATTCGACACTGTTGGCCAGTTTATTCGGGTTTCTGATGCGGTCGCGGTGAACTAGACGCCATTTACTGACGCCATTCTTGAAGATGCGAATCGCAAACCCGTCACCGGTGAAGAATGCTTGGTGATCCAGGGCGCATTCGATTTCATAGCGGGTTCGCACGCCATCAGCGTCCAGAGATTTTCCAGACCATGAGGAGGCGATCACCGCGTTGATTGCTCGCCTTGACGCCCTGACGGCATCGCTTGTAGTCGCCAGTTCCGGAGCATCGTCGAACATTGAAGTCAGACGCGGGCCAGTTGGACCCATGAGTCCTTGGACGTGTGCGGCGTACAATGCGGCGATAAATGGGTCATTCGCGCCCAACCATGTTGCGCGATCTGAGAGAGTTTGTGCCTCTGCCGGGATGATCCAGCGGGCGTCTTGGATTCCGAGAACCCAATTTTGCAAGAGCGCGTGCGATGTTGACCCCTGGTAAAGACTCATAGGTCCACCGCCATCATGATCGGTCCGCCGCCTGAGCCGATAATCGAAAGGCCAGCGTTCACCATTGCCAGCGCGTCTTTCAATTGCTGCATTGACGCGGTGATTTGCTTGCCGTTTATCGAATAACTTTGCACGCCTGCGCGGTCGAGTGACGAATTAGCGCCTGACAAAACTAGAACAACGGTGAGCAATTCCTTCGCCTCAAGCCAGGTCAGGCCGAGTAGCGCGGTTGAAAGTGCGCCTGTGATGCCAGCGAGTGCCAATTCTTGCGCGGAGATTGTGGTCCCGAGTGCGGCCATGGCGGCGAGTATGTCGGGAGAAAAAGAAAGCGCAAAAGGTCTTGGTGAGAAAAACGGAAATTGTTGCAGGGTGGTATTTTCTACGGTTTGGGCTCGATATTGACATAGGGCAAAACGCCCTAGTATGTCAACGCATCAGGGCAGAAACCATAAACCAAACAAGCCCGATAGAAACGAGGAGTCATGAAGCATCATAGGGAGAACAACAAAGATCCGTGCCAAGAGTGCGGATGCGTGGACAAAGTGAGAGAGAAAGTTCACTGGGTCTGCAAGCGTTGTCACAACGAAAAATACAATGCTTGGCGCAGAAAATACAGAAAAACAGAAGGATATAAACTTTCGATCCTGCGGCAGTCTTTGGCGTATGGTGCGGCATGACTGAATATAAAGACTTTCTAGAGTCAAAAACCAGCCGAGGCGCTGACCACGGGATTGATCCGCTGTGGATTCCGCCTCAGGCTTTCGACTTTCAGCAGCACCTTATCACCTGGGCGCTCAAGAAAGGTCGCGCCGCTATTTTTTCCGACACTGGCACCGGGAAAAGTCTCATGCAACTGACATGGGCAGAGAACATTGCCAGACATACAGATAAGCCGGTTCTAATCCTGACTCCGTTGGCAGTCGCACCGCAGACCGTAAGGGAAGCAAATAAGTTTGGAATAGATACTATCCACAGTCGCGCCGGGGAAGTGTCTGGGCGGGTGGTTGTAACCAACTACGAGCGCCTTTGCAAGTTCAATTCCTGCGATTTTTCTGGAGTAGTCTGCGATGAGTCGTCGATTTTAAAGAGTTTTGACGGTTCACGGTGCCAGGAGATTACAGAGTTTATGCTCAAAATGCCGTACCGATTACTTACCACGGCGACGGCAGCACCGAACGACTACATTGAATTGGGAACCTCAAGCGAGGCGCTCGGATTCATGGGTCATATGGACATGCTTCAGAAGTTTTTCAAGAATGACAACAATAACTGCGGAACAAAACGAATGTACGGCGAGGCCCCGAAGTGGAGATTTAAAGGTCACTCGGAGATCCCGTTTTGGCGTTGGGTGTCTTCGTGGGCCAGAGCAATGCGGAAACCTTCAGACCTTGGATTTGATGATGGAAAACTGACGCTTCCACCGCTGATTGAGAAAATCATCGACGTCCCGATTGACGAGCCGCCGCCTGGATATATTTTCGTGATTCCGGCCAGAGACCTGAGAGAGCAACGGGAAGAAAAGAAAAGAACGGTCAATCAGCGGTGCGAAATGGTGGCAGAATTAGCGAAAGGGTCTGATCCCTGTATCTGCTGGTGTCATCTCAACGAGGAGGGGGACTTGCTCGAAGACCTGATCGAAGGATGCGTCCAGATCAGCGGCAGAGATTCAGACGAACGCAAGGAAGAAAAGTTCGCCGCGTTCACTTCTGGCGAGGCGCGGGTTTTGGTCACCAAGCCGAAGATCGGAGCGTGGGGACTGAACTTCCAGCACTGCAACCGCGTGGTCTATTTCCCCTCCCACAGTTATGAGCAGTATTATCAGGCAGTTCGCCGTTGCTATCGTTTCGGGCAGAAAAAACCAGTTGAGGTTTCTATTGTTGCCACTGAAGGCGAGGCTAGGGTCATGGCAAACCTCAAGCATAAGTCAAAAGCGGCAGAGAAAATGTTCGACAATCTTGTCAGAGAAATGAACAACGCAACCAGTATCGACCATCGATACAACTACACAAACAAAGAGGAGATCCCATCATGGCTATAAACGCTCAGAAAATCACCGATCAATACGCAATCTACAACGGAGACTGTATTGAGGTGATGCAGTCGCTACCGTCTGAAAAGATCCACGGCAGCATCTATTCCCCGCCGTTTGGCGGTCTTTACAACTACTCAAGCAACGAGCGAGACTTATCAAATTGCTCGGACTACGACGAGTTTTTTAATCATTACGAGTTTGTAGTCAAAGAGTTGCACCGCCTGACAATTAAAGGACGATGCACCGCAGTTCACTGCATGGATGTTCCTACAAGCAACAGTGGTAATGATTCACTAAAAGACTTCCCAGGCGACATTATCCGTCTTCATGAAAAACTTGGATGGCGATTCATTGCGCGGCATACTATTTGGAAAGAACCTCTCTGGGTTCGCAATCGCACCATGCAACATAACCTGTCTCACAAAACGATCATCGAAGACGGAAACATGGGCGGGGTTGCCTGTGCTGATTATCTACTGATTTTCCGCAAACCAGGCGCAATCAATGAGCCAGCCGACCATCCAATTGGGATTTTGGACTATGCCGGGGAAGAACCGATCCCAGAAGGAATCTTGAAATACAAGGGGCACGAAGGGAAACAGACGGAAAACCGCTATAGCCAATGGATCTGGCGGCATTATGCGTCAAGCGTTTGGGATGATATTCGCATGCACAGGGTCTTGCCGTTCCAAGACTGCAAAGATCCAGACGATGAAAAGCATGTCCATCCGTTGCAATTGGACGTTATCACGCGTTTCATTCTGTTGCGAACCAAGCCTGGCGAAGTGGTATTGACTCCGTTCCTTGGCGTTGGGTCTGAAGTCTATGCCGCCGTGGAAGCGGGACGCCGTGGGATTGGCGCGGAATTGAAAGCGTCATACTTCAGGCAGGCAGTTGCCAACCTTGAAACTCTGAAAACTGGCGGTGCATTGAAGTCAAATACAAACGAAGGTCAGACAAATCTGTTCGATGAGGTGGAACCATGAAACTCTACATCTGCGGCCCAATGTCAGGTATGGAAGATAACAACATACCGGCGTTCTATTACGCCGAGGAAGTATTGAAAAAAGCAGGATATGAGGTGGTAAATCCTGCGACAATATCAAAAACACTTCCGGCCAATTCTCTTTGGAATGAATACATCAAGGAAGACATCCCGTATCTTTTGAAATGCGACGGGGTAGCATATCTTCCTGGATATGGTCATTCGCGTGGTGCGCTTCTGGAAATGGAAATTGCAAGGGTTCTTTCGATTCCTTGCTTTTCTGTTCCGGAGTGGGTGAATCAATGAAAAAACGAAATGAACAACTCGCCGAACTTTGCAAAAAACTCGGAAGCCAACGGGCAGCGGCAAGGTTCCTTCGTGTGAATGAAAGGACCGTCCGCCGTTGGGTTGCTGGTGATCGCGCAATTCCGTGGCACGCTATGGAATTATTGAGGATAAAAGTTGGTAATATGTGAATCAACTGGCGATGTGACCAGACGAGTCGGACGACCCAAGCGGCTCATGCTGAACATTCCGACAATCATCGCATCGCCAGTATTCTTTTGCACCGTAGGTCTTCCCGCGCTTTATCCTGATACTTCCGCAGACAACGCAGCAAATAACAACGCGTGTCGTCCTGCGCTGGCCTGGTTTCCATTCCTGCATGCGTTCCATGGGCCTGGATGGTCGTTCTATCGGAACAGACGGCCGAGGTGCCTCAAATCCTTGCAGCCAATTCATATCCAAGACCCTCCGGTGCCGAAAGATGATGAAAGTCCAGACAAATATCCGCCGTCGTTTGACTGCGGTTTGGGCGCTTCCTTTGGCGTATCAGTAACAATTCCCAGCGTTTTCTCTTGGTGGTGCATCAGAAGAATCGCGGTTGCATAGGCGCGGCAGTCCATCCAATCCCATCTGCCAGCGCCAGGAAGACCGCACCACTTCTTGATGCCGGTTTTGCTTGTGGTTTCTCCGACTGCGCAAAGGTGACGGAGGTACTGATTGCCTTTTGGGATTCCTCCGGGCAGCAGTCCTGCGCCTGGCGCTGCCTGGTCGATGAGGTACGACTTCTGCACGATCCTTTGTGCGTTATCGGTCAGCACATGGAAAGACCCTAGACGCGCCTTTGGTCTCCACTTCTGGTTCCAGTTGACCAGTTCTGTCTTGGCTTTGTAGTGGTTGTATGGCGTAGGTTTGGTCAATGCTGATTCGCCTTGAATCGCGTTCCAACCTTTGCGCGAACATAGCCAATCCACCAGCTCATTCTCTGCGTTTCCTTCCTCGCCTGGGTCGGAAACGTCAACCACGCCGCCCTTCCAGAGTCCTGGGCGGCCTATTGATTCAACCGCTTCTTCGCACCAGTTCGCGGCAGCCTCAAGGCACTTCGCCAGGTCGCCAGGTGAGAATGGGGGCGGTTTTTCTCCGTTGACTGCCGGTCTTGCAACTTCAGTGGACCAGCCGATGTCGTAGGTTCGGCGCTCTGAGTCGATGCCAACAATCGCCGTGTAAAGTCGATTCCGTTGCACGTCAATGGCGGCGACAATACTCTGAACGGGTTCGGGAGGGTTGATCCAGTAGCGGTAGAACAAGCCGCTTTCGTCTTTGTTGTCCCTGACGACTTCTGGGGCGAACGCGCTGGCCGTGATGAGACTGCGGGCATGGAGTGTCCTTGGGGTGTGTGGGGTGTGTTTGTCGTGTTCGTCAACCTGAATATCGCCTTGGTAGCCTGTCGTCAGTCGGTCACGGTGAAATGATCGCATTGGCCCATGGTTCCCGGCCTCGGTATAGATCGCGGCGCGTTCGTATTCCTTGCAAAGTTGCGGGATTGATTTACGCGGTGAGTCCAGCGCCGACCAGCGCAAGGACCAGAAATCAGACTGGTCGAATTGCTGAACCTCGCGCCACTTCGAGAACGCATGACGGCGCTCATTCTCGCTCCAGAGGTGACCGCACTTGCAGCGGTAAGCCTTCTCCGCGAGGTCGATGCGCTCCCATTCCAACCGTTGAAACTCTTCACATGCTGGGCAAGGGTACTCCAAATGCCCATTCGTCCCCTCTTCCACAAGCTGCAAAATCAGACTGTAATTCTCAGAACCCCTTACACCGTCGCGCTTTACTGTGCAACAGAAGATAGAAAGCGGGTCCGGTGATTCTGTGATGCGCCGAGAAATTAGCTCGATACGATGCAGGTCAGGCCAGTCGTCCACCTCGTCCACGCCGAGAACGTCGCCGGTGATTGATGCCTGGCCAGACTCGCCACGGCCACCAGCGGCACGGAGCATGAACATTCCGCCGCCTGGCAGTTTCACCAGTCGAGCCGCGCCGCCCTTCGATCCGCCGCCTGTTTCGGGTGATTGTCCACCGTAACTTGCCAGGATCGGCCAGAGTTTTGTTGACCAAATATCTTTCGCCGCATCGACCGACGGGTAAGCGAGGACAACCTTTTGCCGTTCTACCACTGCGCGACGAAGCAGAGGAAGGAACATCACCAGCGTCCCGCCGTCTTGGACTGGTTTTGCCCATGCAAACTTGCGGTATTTCCCAGAATCCAGAGCGCGGAGGATCGCTTCTTGGGCTGGGTGGCCTTTGAGTGATAGCGTCTGGCCAGCCTCGCGCCCGTCAGGCAGGACGATTCTCTTGCAGAATCCGGCGTGATCCGGGACTTCTGCGAGGAAGTCGTCTGTGAGTTTCTGGATCTGGAGCGCGACGGCCATTATTCAAGCGCCCCTGTGCCTGGGTTGACTTTGTTTTCTTTTGCAAACTTGGTCCATCGTCGGCGGATAACGTCACAATACCTTGGCGATATTTCCATGGTTCGGCAAATTCGGCTTGTCATGGCGCAAGCGATCAGTGTTGAACCGCTTCCGGCGAATGCGTCAATCACGATTTTTGCGTCATGGTTTTTTATCGCACGACAAGCAAGTTCTACAGGCTTTTGTGTTGGGTGCATTGTGTTACTTGCATCGCGCTTCACTTCCCAGAGCGTGGACTCATCACTTGCACCAACCCATCGCAGCGTCTTGCCTTTTGGTTTAAAATAAACCATTGGCTCGTGTCTGTTTTTGTACTGTGCGCCCATTGCCGCATACTTCGCGTTTGTCTTGTGCCATATCAAGCAAGCATGAATATCGGTTTCGTTATTTTTCAGTGCATGGAAAACTTCATATGACATTGTGTTAGCATACCACATG